CAGGTCAGCCGAACCGGCAGCCAGGTCAGCCAGAGCGAAGCCCTGGTTGAGCTCCTGCTGGGTCACCGTGAAGTTTTTCGAGATCTGGTTCACCGTCACAGAGGTGGCGGCCAGCGTGCTGTCGTTGTTGGTCTCCCAGCTCGACGGGTTGGTCTGAGCAGCTGTGCCGGTGGTGAACTTCTTCACCTGGACCGTCGCGCGGGGGCGGAGGTTGTCCAGGCCGACGTTGCGGCTGAAGGCGCTGACCAAGGCTAGGCGGGTGGCCGCCACGGTGATCACGGCGTCAGCGAGGTAGTCGACAACCAGGCCGGACGCGAACGTGTTGGCGTTCTGCGGGGCATGGATGGCCGACTGCCGGAGCAGCTCGGAGTGGTTCTGGATCAGGAAGTCGCGGCGCTTGGCACCGGCCTGCATCTTCTTGTGAGCCTCCAGCAGCGGGTTGCCGAGGTTCTCGATGCGGACCGGGGCGACGGGCTCAGGAGCCGGGGCGGCGGTGGGGGTCTTGGCCGAGATCGCCGCGGCAACAGCCTTGGCAACGATGGCCTCGATGTCGAGGGCGGCGGTCGGCGCGGTAGGTGCGGCCGCCACCACGGTGTTGGTATCACTCATATCTGTGTGTGGTGTCTGTGATGTCGGCGCGGTTGTCGCGCCATCGCCGTCAGCGGGAGTGCTGTCGGTCGAAATCTTGTCGTCGATGGCTTCATCGGCCTCCTCGAGCTCTTCCTGCTCGAGCTGGGCGTAAAGGGCCCGGAACCAGTCACGGCCTGCCGCACCGCCCCAAAGGTTGGCGGCAACGTCGGCCGGGGTGTTGGGCTCGGCCTCGAGGAAACGCTCATTGCGGGCCCACCAGGCATTGGCCTTGCGGATCTTGCCTTCGGATGGCGCTTCGCCGGCCTTGAGGGCGTAGGCCTCCCGGAGGGTCACATCCTCAAGTCCGTCGCCGCCGTAGCCGTCCTCGACCTGCTTGATGCCCTTGTCCAAGGCCGCGCGGACCGCCGGAGGTGCAGTCTTAGTGACGGCCCGAGGATGCCAGCATGCCGCCATGGCGAGCTGCTCGGTGGAACGGTCGGCTAGGCCGAAGGTGATCGCCTCGCCGGCCGTGAACCAAGTCTCGGCCTTCATGGCCGCGCGGATCGAATCGGTCGTCCTGCCGGTGCGTTTGGCGTAGATCCCAGCCAGCACCTCCGCGTGCTGGTCGAGCGCGTCGGCCATCTTCCGCATGTCTTCGGAGGTTCCAGCGACCATGCCGGATGGATCGTGGATCATGAACAGGGCCGCCTCGGCGATCTCCACGTCATCGCCGGCAAGGGCGATGATCGAGGCAATGGAAGCGGCGATGCCGACCACCCGGGTGGTCACCGGGGCCTGGCGGCCGCGGAGCATATTGTAAATCGCCAGACCGTCCCAGACGTTGCCGCCCGGGCTGTTGATCTCAACCACCAGCGGGCCCTGGCCGACCGATTGAAGCGCTTCGGCAAAAGCCTTTGCCGAAATGCCGCTGCCACCGAACCAGTCCTCGCCGATCTGATCGAAAATCTGGAGCATGGCCGGCTCGGAAGCCGAGGCCCGCGGGCTGTACGAAAGCCAGTTGTTGACCTTGGTCGTCATTTCTTCTTCGCCTTCAGTTTGCGCCTGGTCGGCGCCTTGGCAATAACTTGGCCGGGAGTTTCAACAGGGATCGGATCAGGCAATGATTCTCCCGAAGGTGTATCCTCGACCGCCGGCAATGCAGGCTCCGGGGCGATTGGCAGCTTCTGGGCCGTCGAGATCTCGGAGATGTCGATGCCGTATTTGACCGCCAGGTCTCGGATGTGCTTCGCCTGCTGGGCCTTGGATTCCAAAGCCGACCGCCAGTCGATGCCGCGGGCGCCGTAGATCTCGTCGTAGGTCGTAATCCCGGCCTCGAGCTCGGCCAGCTGGGCCGCCGAATTACGGCCGACGTCGACATTGGGCGACCGCGGAGCCTGGATAGCCACCTCGTACCAGTCGTCCGGGCTGTCCTGCAGCGTCGGGTCCACCCGGATGGCGTATTCAATCACATATTCCCAGATCCGGCGAGCAGCCGAGGCCATCACCTGGTGGCGGCTGCGGAACCAGACCGACGACATATCCAGGGCGCCACGGTAGACGGTTCCCTGCATTCCCTCCGGGAAGACCAAGACGTACGGAATGCCGACACCGGCACAGACCTTTTCGGTCAGGCTGCGCCAGTATTCGCGCATATTGACGTTCGGGCGGTCTGCCTGGAACTGCTCAAACTCGTCGCCGGTCTTGAGCACCTTGACCGTCGAACCAAAGATATTCTCGTAGTATGTCTGGGCCGTGCCTTGGCTTCCGGCGACACCGGACCGGAGGCTCGTGGCCTGCACCTCGCCGGAGCTGGTCTTGATAATCTGGGCCACCGAGCTGGCCAGTTTGCAAGACTCCATCTCCAGCCGTTGCAGATCGTCGAGATCGTGCAGGTCGTTGATGACGCAAGCCACGAAAGGAAGGCCGCGGAGCTGGCCGGCACGCTGGGCCTCGAAGATGTGGATGATCGAATCCGACGAGATTGACCGGATGTCGGACAGCTGCCCCTGCTGCTGCTCCTGGCCGATGAAGTAGGACAGGGCCCGGCCGGTGCGCGGATCGAACCGAACGCCATCGAAGACGTCAGGCTGGTTTTCTTGGCCGGTTGGCGTGGCTACCTGTTGCGGCTCGATGAGCTGCAGACGAGGGCGCCCAGCTTCGCCGCGGGTCAGGAGGATGAACGATTCGCCATCGTAGAACCACCCGCGGGCAGCCAGCGACATCAGCGTGCCGAACGATTGGCGGGAGCCGATGTCCGGGAACCGGCACCAGAGATCCCACCATTTCTTGGCCCGGAGATTCCAGTCGGGATTGGAGCTGGCCGGTTGCACCGAGAAGTTGCTGCCGACCGTGTAATTCTCAAACAGATCGCCCAGGCGGTTCATCACCGCGTTGTTCTGCTCGAAGAACCGGGACTTTCGGACGATCTGCTGCCGGGTGCTGCTCGTGACATCGAACCGCACCGAGGTGTAGCTGGTGTCGAGGAAGGAACGGCGAATTGAATTGGACGCGCCTTCATAACGGTCGACGGGTGCCGACCGGAACTTGTTCAGGATGGTGTCGAGGAATCCCATCAGGTCATCCCCGTTCTGATGGTGCCCTCTCGACGGAAGTTCGAGAAGTCGCCGCCGAAACTGGTGGCAGCGATCAGGACCACCGACAGCATCTTGTTGTAAATCTGGGTATCGGTCGGACTGCTGATGCCGTCCTGGCCGAGATAGTAGACAGCCAGGTCGTAGTCATTGAGGAGGCTTTCCCACATCTCGACCATCTCCGACGGGGTGGGGGCGCCTTTGCCGGGCTCGGCGAACTCGACAGAAACATCCGAGGAAGACGTCGACCGCACGACTTGGCCGGACTCGATCACAGAGGCCGCGGCAATGACCTTCGAGGTCAGGGCGGCAAGCAGCGTCGTGCCGGTCAGCGCAGCGTAAACGCTGCGAAGATAGGCCCGCTTGATGGCCACGGTGAACGTGAACACGGCGCGGACCATGCGCGCCAGACGGTAGACTTCAAGTCGTTAGCACAGATTCCTGCGGGATTAGGTCGTTCCAGAGCATCACCATGGCAAGTTGCATGATCTCGCAATCATGAAGGTGGTCCGGCCATTTCTGATTCCGCTTCACCCAAACGTGTTTGATCCTGCCGGCTCGGTTGGCCTGCGGGCGGAGAACGTGCGAATCCAGATGGCGCCAGTAAAGGTCGGGCTCGGCTAGGTAGGCGCCGTCGACCTGCCATTCGCCCGGGGCGTCCGAGATTCCCCATTCCCGGTCGATGTCGCCTTTTCGCAGGCGAGACAGCATCTCCCGAAGGTGCTCGGTGTCGAAGACAAGGAGCGGCTGCACAACGTCGGTCCTCATCGAGGATGACGTCGAGATCCCGAACGGGTGCACCGCACCGGCCTTGGTCGTGAACCTTGCGCCCACCTCCCGCCCCTTGAGCGGCATCCAGCCGATGATCATCGGCTTGCGGAGGCCTCCCTCGGGCGGATACCTGAGGCCGCAAGGAAATGTCACCGGGTTGAAGGTGGTCGTCGAATATCCGGCGCAGGCGTCGTAGACCGTTTGTGTGTTGAAGCCGGAGTCGATGCCGACATCCATGTCATGCACCTCGAGCCTCACCTGCACCCGTCGGAGGGCGGCAAAGTCGTCGGCATGGCCGGCGGCCACCAGCGTGCTGTTGCCGTCCTTCCACTCACGGCAGACCCACCACAGGAACGGTGCCACCGCCTGCACGTCCGCGGTCAGATACCGGCGGCCGCCGTCGACCCGGACGACCTGCGATGTCTCGGTGCGCTCCTGCTGGACGTCCTGCTGCTCCCATGGCTCTGCCAGCGTGCCGTTGATGAAGCCCTGCAGGCCGGCCATCGAGGCCTTGGCCTCGAGGAAGCTGACCGCAAGATGACCCCAGGTGCATTTTCGGTCCGGGCTGTAGAGGCTCGACAGGTGGTAGGACCGGACGCCCGGGAGGGCGCCGGCATTCTCCGGCATCCACCGGCCATGCCGTAGGGCCGCCACCTTGTGGGCGTCGGTGATGCGTCCCTGGCAGAGCTGGCAGACGTAATGGGCCGAAGCCCGGATCTTCGCCAGATCAGGCTTGCCATCCTCGGTGCGGGCGTCATCCCAGGTCACCTGCGGCCACAGCAGCTTGATGGGCTCCCGGCAATGCGGGCACGGTATGTAGAACCGCCGCTGATCGCCGCGGAGGAATCGCTGCCAGATCCGGCCTTCGACGACGGTCGGCGTCGAGGTCATGAACGCCTTGGACGATGAGAACGACTTGAGACGCTGCTCGGCTAGGTCAAGGGCGTCGGCCTCCTTGGCCGTCGCCTCGGCGAACTTGTCCACCTCGTCGGCGATCAGCACCCGGACGGGACGGGATGCCAGATTGGCCGGGCTGTTGGAGCCTACGAAGGTGAGCGTCGAGCGGGTGAAGTTCTGCTCCAGGTTGGTGATTTTATCAGACTCAGCCGGGAAACATTCGAGCATGGCCGGGCTGTCCTCCAGCATTGGCATCCAGCGGCTCTTCGAGAACGACCGGGCAAGGTTCTCAGATGGCATCAGCCACAAGGCAGGGCTTGGCTCGTTGGCGATCAGCCAGGCCAAGCCGGCCATCAGGGTGGTGGTTTTACTGGTCTGTGATCCCCAGCACAGGGTCACCTCGGAGACCGATGGATCCTTCCAGGCCTCCATGGGCTCCCGGGTGTAGGGCCGCACCGAGGTTGAGAATGGCCCCGGGTGCTCGGTCTGCCGCTGGGTCAGCCGGAGGTTAGCCTCGGACCATTCGACGACCGTCTGCTGCGGGGTCGGCCGGTAGAGGTTGCGGCGGTAGTCCAGCAGGCTGCGCTGCAGGTCGGTCAGGATTTCCATGGGTCGGTCTGGTGTAGGGTCTTGAGCGCCACCTCCTGCACCCATCGGTTGAGCTCCCGCTCGGCGTGCTCTGGGTCATGCGGTGCAATGCGCCCGGAAAGCTGCTTCGGCATGGCCTTCAGCAGGGAAGCAACGGCCCCGTCATGCTCCTGCATCACCCGCTTCACCCAGTCGCCGGAGACAAGCCGGCGCTCCTTCTCGGCCTGCACAGTCACCTCGTCCCGGGCGCTGGTCAGGTTCTTGGCCGCGGCTGCATGGATCGCCACCAGGCGCCCGGCATCCGCCCGACGCTGACGCAAGGCCTCCACCGCCAGATCGTAAGCTGCCCGCTCAATCTGGCGCTGGCGCTCGTAGGCGCCCTCTGGCGAGTCCGTGGCCGCGGTGGCGGTGTCGATTGGGGTCGAGGCCTCCGCGGGCCTGTAGGGGCCTTCCTGCTCCACGGCGGTGCCTTCCTCCGAGATGGTGTCGGTGGGGCGCCGGATGTTCTTGGCCCGGATGTTCTGAGCACGCCAGGCGTCCGCCGCCTCCGGGCTGTCCATCGGCATGCCCTTTTTCATCAGGTAGTTCACGTAGCCGTGGCTGAGGCCGGCGTGTTCCGCATAGGCACGCTGCGTCATGGGCGAAGGGCGGTGCGGATGTTTTCCGGCAGCGCCGAGTCGGGCACTGACGCGGCGTATTGGAGCGCCCGGAAAACGCCATCGCGCCGGCTGTCGCGCGGATCCGGCACGCAATAGCCGGCCAGTTGCTCTGGCGAGGTGCCGCGTTTCATCAGGCGGATGAACCAGGCCGTGTTGGCTAGGCCGTATTGGTCGATGAGGAATTGGAGGGAGTTTGGGTGCATCGGGAATGGAATCTACGGTTGATCGCTCGAGATCATAGGGGTTTCGCGTTCACC